CGTTATAACAGTACCAAATGTAATTGACATATCATTAATTGTAATTGATCTTGCTTTCATTTTTTCATCATCAACATTATCTCTAAATAGTACAACAAATTTATTTACATTCGTATCATAATCTACTGATTTTTTATCGCTATTAAATCCAAAACTATATTGATTACCTAATGTAATAGTTTTATCTGCATTTATTTTAATAACGCGACAATACTGCTCATCAGCACCCCTATAATTACTATATACTAAAAGAAATCTATCTTGATCGGGATCATATGATAATGTTGTTTCTCCATTCGGGGAAAATGGTACTATACTATAATCTATATCTAAAATAGTTCCAATGCTTGCGTAAGCTGAAACCCCATAAAACTGTGTTAAAGATATTGCTCCGCTAGAAGGAATTCCAGTACTAGCACTATAAAATTCTGTTAAAGAATGTGGACTAGCATCACCAAATTCTGTGGCAACATTAACTAATGATATTTGTCCAAATTCTTGTAATGGCATTACATAGTTCCTACTGCGATTATATCATCAACAGATGTTATTGCTCCGTCTGATGTTATTTTAACTTTACTTACTCCAGAATTTTTAAAATATAATGTTCCATTCGTTTCTACGATAGTCCAATTACCACCTAATGATATTGTTCCAGTAACATTTAATGTACCTGTAATAGTTGTATTTCCTTGAATATCTGTAAGGTCAATATTATCTAAATTAGATTGCACAGTATTAATGTCAGATTGCAGTGTTGTCAATGAACTATCAATATACTCAAAATTTTCATCAAGTAATGTAAGTGCTATTTGACCAGTTTTATCTGAAAATGTATTAGGTGTTGCCATTTAAGTTGTCCAAGTTATTTCGTTGTTATTATTATCTACCCAAGTTATTGTATTACCGTTAGCATTTGTCCATGTAACAATAATTCCAGTCGGATTTACATACTTAGCTAATTGTCTTTTATCATAATCAATATCATTATTTATTATAATACTATATGTTTGTGAAGTACCACCTGCCGTTGCTTCAAACGTATATGTTTTTGTTGTTGCTGGATCTTGTATAAAATGATAAACACCATACAATTCATCTGTGTTTATCTCGCTCCATTTTTGTACTTCAACAAATGTATCTTGCTTTGTTCTGTATTTAATTGTTTGGTCAAATATATCTTCATATTTGCCAGCAATATTATTATTTGTAATAATAACACTAGGATCTGGATCATTAGCTATAAGTGTTACTGTTCCAGGTAATCCTGTTATATCATCACTATAGGTAATTGTAAAATTAAAAACATCACCTTCATCTACAGTACCTAATGTAGTACTACTTGGTAACCATCCCATTATGCAATTAACACAAACTGTCCAACTGAACCAACACGTTTGTGATCCCTCACTGTAAATGCTTGTACTCTATTAGCTGCATATTTAAATGATACATGAATCCACACTGTCGTTTTACCGGAATATTCTAATAATAATTGGTCATATGGAATCATTTTAGCAATTTGATTTACAGCATCATAATGTTGCTGACGACTAAATCCTGGTATTACAATGTCTGCAGCTTGACCTAAGTAATGTTGTGATATTTTACTTGATGCTGGTACATCACCAGGTCTTCTAAAACCAGAAGTAATAATTATTCCTGGATATAATTCAGCAATTGGTTCTAAACAATTTTCACATAACCCTTTAAGGTTACATACAATCTCTTGTGCTGTTAATCCTTGTTGCGCAACTGGCATTCTAGAACCATTCTTAGTCAGTGCTCCAAGCGTAAAGTGTTTTGATAAAAATAAATCTGGAGTAAATTTATCCATAGCACTAATTAAATTACACGATTGTGGTAATGCAACCGCAGAACTAGGTGTTACTGCATCTGCTCTTTGTTCTGTACCATAATCCTGATCTGCCGGATCTAATGTTCCTTCTGAAATTTGTTTAGCAATATATGTAGCAGGATCGCCTTCTTCTGGAGTTTCATAGTGTGCAGCAGCTTCTACACCACGAGTAATCACTTGCAATTCTTTAAATGTGGGCATTTCTGGATCATATGCAGATGGAGTAGATAAACCTGAGGCTGATGAAACCCCGCTATTAAAATCTATTCTCGTTGCATCGCCAGCAATATTACCAGCCGCAAACATTTCAATATTACCAACCCATGATTCTATATTAATACCAGCCGCTTTAAGTTTATATTGACCACGCACAGATGTTTCCATATTACCGTGGACATGCATCTTAGAATCACCCATAACTTCAATGTTTGCATTATTGTTTATCTTAACATTAATATTACCATCGATTGTTACATTACCTGTACCTTTAATATATAAGTGATCATTTCTTTCTAATATCTTATAGTTATCACCAACAATCTTTTCCACTTTAGTACCATTTGCATCAATCTCAAAGAATGTACCTTTTGTATGATAAAGATGTATTCGTTCTGAGTTTTGTGTATCATCAAATTCAAATACATGCCCTGATTCAGATTGATAAACATGATTATACGGGTAAACAGAATTATATGGTATTGGTGATTGATCCCATGATACATTGAATGCAGTGATTACGTCTTTATTTCTTGTTTGTTCTTTTTTACGAACAATAGTTTTCTTTATATCTTCATGTCTTGCAAGTTTGTTAGTATCTGGTTCAAATTGATAAAGTGGATATTTACCATTTGGATCTCTAAAACCAAGAGACATTTTTAATCCATTATCAAGTTGTCCAGTTGCAGTTAATGAGGTATCAATGGTAGGTATTGCAGCTTTAACTGGGATTAAATCACCAGTAGGACCAGGAATACCTTCAGCAATAAATAAATCTTTTTCGATTAATCGTTTTCTTAATTCTGCTCCATCAAATTCACCATCAATTTTACCAAACTCAGCAAATCCAGTTGCAGCACTAAGATAATCATTATTATTTAAATCTTTAAGAATATTTGATGATTTTAATGTATCTTCTCCATTGTGATATGTAAAAATTACCAATGCATCATACATTCTTTGTGTAATATCTGTCTTTATAGTTTCTTGTATAATTGCTTCAACTTCCGCTAATGTATCAGCATCATACATAGGATCAGTCATTAAATTATTTTTTACAACTTGTGAAGAAGTATAATCCCTAGCACTTTTTAAGCCTGTGTCTTCTTCCTTTAATGATTCAGATGTATTTGATGTTACATTACCATTTTTATCTGTAAATGTTTGTTCTTCTGCTGGTGGGAAGTAGCCATCTTTTTTTAGAATCATTTGATTATTATCAGAATCAATAGGTTCTTCATCTTGCGGAATTCCACCTAAGGTTCCTAATAATATAGGTTGTTGATTATCAGGATCTCTGAACATAACAATAACCCACGAGCCTTCAACTGGGCCTAGAGGTGAGTGACCTATACCTGACATACCCGCAGAAATGATAGGTTGTAATGGGTATGACCATGGTAGATCCTCAGTAGGTATTAATGATTTATCATGTGTATGTAAACCTACAATACGAACTTGACACCTACCAAGTTTAAGTGGATCTTGTCTATTTTCAACTACACCAGTAAATATATTCATTATTCATTATCCAAATTAAAAATGTATGAATCCTTTATTACTTCCATCACACATTCATGTTTTTCTCTATCTATTACATGATTAATTGAACTTATCAAATATTTACCGGTAAATATTTTATCAACAATATCATCATGATTATCTGACTCTTTAATAGGGTTAAATTTATTTAAGTTTAAAAATATTTTTTCACCTATGGTATAGTCCATACGACCGGGAACTGTAATTATAATTTTATTTTGTTGTGCTTGTTTTAATAATGATATTCTTTTCTGTGCAGTATAACTTGGTCCTGTACTATAATACCCATTAAAATTGCCCCAATGATTTAAATTTTGTATAATAAAAGAATTATAAGCACGTACTCCTTTACTTGTAATTGTTCTGTTTCCATTTAATGAATTGTGTTTTTCAAAATAATCATATGAATCAAAGGTCAATGATTTATATTTTTTTGTTGTAAAGTCATGAGTAATTTGTCTGGAGGCAAACATACCACTTTGAACATTATCAATGTAATCAAATAATATTGGAATATCAATTTCAATAATTCTTTTATATTGTTCTTCAATATTTCTAATAGAAGTACCATCTTCATTTACTTGTCTAGAATATTGGTCATATGTAAATGATTGCTTAATACCTGAGATAGATAATGTATCCAAACTTCCAAAATTAAATCCATATCTATTTTCAAAGAAAAGATAATTTGGAACTCCATTACCATTTTCAGCACATTCTGCTAAAAAATTTACATTTTTAACTGGTGACCAATAGTTTGAAATATATTTTGTACTATTTTCTGTTCGTTCAATTAATATATTTTTTGTTGTTTCTAAACCATTTATTTTATCACTAAGAATTTCTTTTGCAATATCACTAATATTACCTTCATATGATTTACTTATTCGTTTATTCATATCAACAATTGCTTCTCTTGATATAAAATGTAATTCATATATAACATTTCTATCACCAACCATATTTCGATTTGTCATTTTATAGATAAAAAATTGATCATCTATCATCATATTTTTATCATCAAATGTTGGTGTTTTTATTCTAATATTAATAAATTCTTCGCCAACAAGTGGGAATAAACCTGCATAGTCAATTGATTCTCTTATCGCTAGGATACCGGTAATAAATGGAGAAAATATATCCTCATATATTTCAAATGCTATAATTTGGTTAGTAACATCTTGGCCAAAGCCATTAAGACTTACGAGTTCCAATTTTTCTATAGTTATATCACCGGCAAATCGGATTGCGTTTTCACTACTCATTACATGTTGTCTTTAAAGTTTTTAAGAATTATTTCTAACAATGATTTTGAAATTAATTTAATTCTTCTTTTCTTCTCATTTTCATCTGATTCATATTGATAATTTGAAACTGATGTTGCCTGAGGATTTGAAGAATCTACTTGATTACCGTTTGAATCAATATAATGATGTGTATCATACTCATGACCAACACCATATTTTGTTGTAATATGTTGCTCTAATTCATACATTGGTAATGGAAAGTCATCTATATAATTAAACTTATGATTACATATCATTATAACCCAATGATATTCTGCTGAACCATATACTTTTTCAGAAATAATTTCTGGTGTTTCACCATCTTTAATATCATATTCATCAAAAATTGTTACATGTGATAAAATTTCAGATCTAATTCTAACATTTTGTGCAATATTTGTAACAATTAAATTTTTTGTTTCACCATTAATTTTAAAATCATATAAAACTGTAGGAAATTCTTTAAAATACATTTATAGTCCCTCGTCAATAAGTTCAGCTGAAAGTGGAACAAGTTCTTTAAATGTCAAGAATAAATTAATTTGTGTTGGTGTCCCATCTTTAAATGTGTTAAATCTTCCTTGCGGTGTATAGTTAACTGATAATTCTGTTAAAACACAAGATGTATGTTTGTGAATTGCATCATTTTCATTTTCACCATGGTAATAAACAATATCAAATTCAGAAGGATAGATATATAAAAATTGCATTTCCTGTTTATATTCAGGGTGCATATGCTTTTTAAATGTTTTTATAATATCCTTTACGTTTTGTGCTTCTTTAGGATCGCGAGGAAAAAATTGATAATCTATTTGAAAAGATCTAACATCTACATTTTTAAATAATTGTTCCTTTTTAGGATTCGGTGCTATACCCCCTAATTTTTGTAGTAAACTAGAACCAGGTGCTAAATTTAAGCCAGTTGCTGCAGCTATTTCTCCTGCTTGCTTAAAGCCATCCTTCAATGCCGCTATATCAAAACCCGCGATCGCTTTTCCTAATGACACAGTACCTCTAGCTACAGCAGCCATTGCTTGGTCGTTTAATAATTCCTTTTCTTCGTAATTAACTGAATATCTTATATTCATATTATTTGGCATGTGTAATGCAATTACACTTTTAATTCTTCTTTTTGTTCCAGTAAATGTTGCAGCATTATCATTAATAGCATATGCCAAAAAAGCAGTGCCACCGGCGAGGGCTGTTTTACCCCTCTTGCTCAGTTCTTTAGGGTCAATTGTCAGAATATTTTTTGCTAAGTAAGAATATCCAGCAACTGGTGATGAAACATATGCCGCACGTTCGAACGCGGTCGAATTTTGAGCTTCTTGTACTATTTTTGCTTGTTCTCTACGAGAATTGCCAATATCCAAAGTACCATCCATCTGCTTTTTATGTAATTTTGAATCTTCTGATACATTAATATAAAACATTGCATAATTATTTCCATATATCTGTGTATCAGCATGCAAATCTTTAGGATAAGATTTTATATCATAACCGTATTTACTTGGTAAATCTGCCATAAATAATTCCAAATATTGTTTTTATTATTTATAATAAATATATGAATGTATCATAAAAGAAGATATAAACCTATTTATCCTAATAAGTATGAAGGTGATCCAACAAATATTGTAATGAGATCCAGCTGGGAAACTAAATTTGCATTATGGTGTGATAGAAACCCTGCTGTAGTAAAATGGTCATCAGAAGAAACTATTATACCTTATCGTTGCCAAACTGATAATAAACTTCATAGATACTTTGTTGACTTTAGAATTAAAGTAAAACAAATAGATGGTTCACTGAAAACATATATTATTGAAATTAAACCGGATGCACAAACAAGACCACCAGAATTTCCTGGTAGGAAAACAAAAAAATTTATAACCGAGTCGTTTACATTTGTAAAGAATCTATCCAAATGGAAGGCAGCAGAACAATGGTGTTTGGATCGAGGTTATGAATTTAAAATACTAACAGAACGGGATTTAAACATATAAATAATACTATGGCTGATCTAAAAAATATATTTAATCAAAACCAATATCAATTGGCAGATGCTGCGAAAAAATCAAAAACATGGTTTCAACAGCAAGCTAAACTATTGGGTAATGTAACACCAAATAAGGTAATGAAAAGTGATCCAACATCACTTAAAGCCAGAGTTATACCTGGTAAATTATATATGTTTCTATATGATCCAAAAACAAAAGATAAATTACCATACTATGATATATTTCCACTTGTGTTTCCATTTAAAAAAACACCTGATGGATTTATTGGTTTAAATATGCATTACCTACCATATCAAATGCGCGTAATGTTATTAGATAAACTAATGGATTTTGCAACAAATAAACAAATGTCAGAAACAACAAAATTAAATTATTCATGGAGTATGATTGATGGTGTATCTAGGTATCGTTTAGCAGAACCATGTGTTAAAAGATATTTAGCATCACATATAAAAACATCATTAAAATTAATAGATGCAAATGATTGGGCAACAGCAATGTTATTACCGGTTGAACAATTCGTAGGATCGTCAAAACAAAAAGTTTGGCAGGATTCATTAAGAGGATAATCAATGGCTAGTTTAAATGATTTTATTGCAAATGTAAAAAGTGAAGGCTTAATGCGTAATAATAGATATATTGTTAATTTTTCACTACCACCATCATTAACTGGTTCTGTTACAAATTTAGATTTACAAAATATTCTTTTATTTTGTGACTCAGCAACAATACCTGGTGTTACAATATCAACAACACCATCATTAACATTTGGTGAAGTTAGAGAAATGCCTTATGAAAAATTATTTTCTCCTGCAAACTTTACATTTTATGTTGATAACAAAATGTTTGTTAAAAAGATGTTTGATGCTTGGCAAGCAGCAATTATAAATCCACAAACAAGACATACTGGATATTATGTTGATTATACAACAACATTTGAAATTACTATATTTGATATAAATCAAAATGCTAGATATGGTATAAAATTACATGAAGCATACCTAAAAGATATTTCACCTATCCAGTTGGATTATGCAAATAGAGATATAATGAAGGTAACTGCAACAATTCAATACAAATATTGGACATCATCAATATTAAATAACGGATTAAATGAATATTACGATATGTTCCAAGATGTGTTTAAGGTACCTGAAAGTTATTTTAGTGATTTTAATGCATATCAAAATAATTTACCAGGTAAACCTGTACAAGGTATATTAACACCACCAGTTGATGTTACACCTACTGAACCAGTAAATGTAACTACTAATTTAGGTGGACTAGAATTAAGTGGAGCAACATATCAAGCTCCATAATTAAAGGCTTATTATGAATACTGATGATAAATTATCCAAAATGTTTAATGTTGAACCAATGGATAAGACAGAAATTATAAAATCGGACGGCACTGTATTGCCACCAAAGTCCAAGAAACAAGAAGAGAATATTGACTTTGATTATAATAGAACCAGAGATAATTTACATGGTCTATTGGTTAATGGTCAAGATGCATTAGTCAATGCATTAGAAATTGCAAAACAATCCGAGCACCCACGTGCTTTTGAGGTTGTTGGTAATTTAATTAAGCAACTAGCTGACGTAAATGAACAATTGCTTAATTTACATGAAAGAAAGCAAAAATTAGATAACCCAGGTAAGGAAGATAAAAAGGGTGTAACTAATAATAATGCTATCTTTGTGGGCAGTACAAGTGAGTTGAATAAACTACTTAATGATCTAGATAATAAAGGAGATTAGATTATGGCTTTACCTATGGTAAAAACACCATATTATACTACAAAAATTCCTTCAACAAAACAGGAAATAAAGTTTAGACCATTTTTGGTCAAGGAAGAAAAATCATTATTGTTGGCTCAGCAATCTGAAGACAACACTGTAATGATTGATACCTTAAAACAAATTATTAAAAGTTGTGTTGATGGTGATATTAATGTTGATAAATTAGCTATGTTTGATTTTGAGTATTTGTTTACTCAAATAAGATGTAAATCAGTAGGTGAATTTGCAACATTGATTGGTAGATGTGATACATGTATTGACAATGATAAAGCAAAAGTACAAATACAAGTTGATCTAACAAAATGTGATGTAATTATACCTGATAATCACACAAAAGATATTAAATTATTTGATGATGTTAGTGTACAAATGAAATATCCTAATTTAAACACTGTTGAAAAAATAGAGGAAATGAAAAGGGGTGACATTGAAATGATATTTGAGGTTATCGCAGATTGTATAGATACAATTTATGATTCATCAACTGTATATCATGCAAAAGAACAAACATATGAAGAACTATTGCAATTTGTAGAAAATTTAACTCAGTCTGATTTTAAAAAACTTGAGGAATTTTTTGATACAATGCCTGTATTATCACAGACAGTTGATTATACATGCCCAGTTTGCAGTAAGGAACATAAAAGAACATTAAAAGGAATTGAAAGTTTTTTTTAATTAATCTCAGTCATGAAAGTCTGATGAATTATTATAAAACAAACTTCGGACTTATGCAATATCATAAATATTCCTTGACTGAGATAGAAGATATGATACCTTTTGAAAAAGAGATATATGTATCTCTTCTATTAAAGTATCTGGAAGAACAAAAAAATAAAGCAGGAAATAGCTAATGGCCCTTGATCCGGTATTAGAACAACAAAATGTAAGAAATTTTGAAAAAGCAAATGATCTTCAATTAAAAGGTAATAAACTTTCTGAAGATTCATTGAATAGTGAGCGGGAGCTCAATAAAACAGTGAAACAACTTGTTCAAGAATATAGACAACAGCAACAAATTCAGAAAGGTTTTTCTGCTATGATGGGTCAAATGAATGAACAAATGATTCCTGCATTGTCACCACTTGAAAAATTAGGTATGTCAATAGAAAATTCAGTAAAAGATATTGGTGCCGCAATAAAAAATCCCAAAGGTTTAGCGCTGTCTGCTCTCACAAAAATACCAGGTATTGGTGGTTTCTTTGATAAAGCCAAAGCAAAAGATGACTTTGTACAAAAAGAAGTAGCATTAGGTAGAGATAAAAAAGAGGCTGCGAACGAATTTGATAAAATCAATGACGCTAAAACAGCTTATCTTAAAGCAACCATGGATATGGAACGCGAAGCAAAAAGAACTGGTTTAAGTATGGAGCAGCTTGAAAAAGCAACACCAGACAGTGTTATGGGCATGAAGCAAAAAGAAAGAACTGATGCAATGGATAAAGTGAAAAAAGACAGTTTTCAAGGTATCCTAGCGGTGGGTGGTTCTCTTCCACAACAATCAAACGAAAATACGGTACCTCTTTCACAACAATCAAACCAAAATACGGAAGACAAAGCAGAAGATAAAAAACAAAGTGATGATTTAGAAAAAGGACAAGCTGCAATAGCAATAGAAAGTACTGAAACCAATGAAATTCTTGTTGCTATGAAAGAACAAGATAAAAAATATTATGAATCAATGAAAGATGCAGATGCTGAGAAAACAGGAGATGAGGGTGGTTGGTTTTCATCTATTATTGATACTCTCACTAAAGTTGGTAGTGGTATTATGACGGCAATTGGTGCAGCTAAAATAGGTGGCATGGTTAAAAGTGGTATTGGCGGTGCGGTCAAAGGTGTTATGACAAAAGGATTTGGTTTAGCGGCACTTGGCAGTGTCGCAGGAGCCGGTATTGAATATGGTGGTGAAAAATTAAAAGAAGCAGGATATGAAAAAACAGGAAAAGCTGTTAGTACAGTAGGAACTGCTGCAAAATATGCCGGTTATGGAGGAATGATTGGGTCCTTTATTGCACCAGGTATTGGTACTACAATTGGTGCAGCTGCAGGTGGTATAATTGGAGCAGGAGTTGGAATATATAAAAACTTCTTTGGTAATGATGAAAAAGAAATGGAAACAATAGAATCAACAGAATCAACATCAAACGGTTCTTACACATTTAAAGAAGCTGCCTTTATGGAGGCAGATCCTGAAAATTATGAAAAATTTAAAGCCAGAAGAAAAGAACTAGCTCAAGAAAAAATAAAGGCATGGGCTAAACAAAACGGTGTTACCCCAGAAAAATTAGGTACAGATTGGAAACAAGAAGCTTATATTGAAGCAAATGAACAGGCACGAGATGAATTCATGAAGGTTGCTGAAAAAGCAGGTGCTGCTAAAATTCATGAGGATAAAACTTCATTAGCTGACTTGGCTGAGCGAGATCCTGAAAATTATGAAAAATTTAAAGCCAGAAGAGAAGAAATAGCTCAAGAAAAAATAAAGGCATGGGCTAAACGAGATGGTATTACCCCAGAAGAATTAAGTCCTAGAATGGTACAGCGTGCTTATAAAAAGGCAGATACTCGGGCACAAGGGGAATTCATGAAGGCTGCTGAAAAAGCAGGTGCTACTAAAATTCATGAGGATAAAAATTCAACATCAAGAAGTTCTGCCAGCAGAGGTGCAAGAAGTGCCACCTTTTCAGAAGCTACCTTTGCGGAGGCAGATCCTGAAAATTATAAAAAATTTAAAGCCAGAGAAGATGAAATACGGAAAAAGTATTATAAATCAATGCGGAAAAAGGCAAAAGAAAAAGGAAAAGAACCAGAAGAAATTTTTGGTAATTATTGGGAATTTGCAGTAGAAAGACGGTCAAAGGATCAGGCAAGAGATGAATTCATGACGGTTGCTGAAAAAGCAGGTGCTGCTGAAATTCGTGAGGGTGAAGATTATTATATAGAAGCAGCCAAAGCAGCCAATATATCAGCACCAATGGTATCAAAAAATGTTCCTAGAGCAGGTGAGACAATAAATGAAGCATCAGATGCAGTTGCTGATAGTCAACGAGCTGGAATGAAGTCTGCAAATATGGTTGATGCATCAAATACAACAAATA